ATTATTCCATATTCATTATCAGGAGCTAGTTCTTTATTACACTCCGGACATAAAATGAAACCTTCACTATCTACCTTGGCGTATTTCTTTTCGTGTTCTGCTAGATCAGTTATTCGCATATTTCCATTTAAATCCATAAGCGGTCTGTCTTTCTCCTCTAGCACACCTAGAGATTACTTGACGATAGAATCTTTTACTAAATTGATTATTGCCTCCGATAGATAAGCATTTCTCTGCTTCATTGGCATTATTCCAAGTAACTAAGAGTTTTCCTTTTAAATCATACTGGGATATTGGTTTACTATTCTTAACAAATCCTATCCGTTTTTTTATATGAGTCCTTCGTATTTTTAATTTAGTATCTTTTTTGGTTATCTTACCTTGATTCCAATGGATATGAAACTCTTTAAATACAAATCCCATATCTTTGCATTCTTCACATCCTATACCATTACATTTATTACAAATTACTTCTCTTTTCATCTATTTCTTGTCACACTCTTGAGAACAGAATGTATGTTTGTATCTTTTAGTCCATCTATAACTTGAAAAGGTTTTACCACATTCATCACAAATATATTCTGGCATACTTAATTATGAAACATACTCCCTAATATAAGAAAACCTATAAATATAATTGACCCACATAGAGTATAGAAGAAGTTATAAATTTTCATCTATTTATGAAGTGATAATAAAAATTCTCTACCAAATAAATCATCTACTAAATTATCTACTTCCCAATTAGTAGAGTGGTTTTCATACCATTGTCTGATTATTTTCTTTTGGCTTTCGTTTGCTTCTTCTACTTTCTTTTGGGTGTAGGATTGAAAGTAATGATATAAATCATCAACTAAAAAATCAACATTATCGCAACTAACACCGTTCATAAAAAGCATTGTCTTTAACTCCTCGCGGTCTTTTTTTTGTTTCATTTTATTTTTCCTTTTGATTGAATGGATAAATCATCTAAGTATTCAATTATTTGGCTATCGTAGTGGCATAAATTACCGCCTTCGTCTTCAAATCCACCCCAAGTGTCTATTCTAACTCTTAATTCCTTTACCACTTCTTCTCTACCCTTTGAATATGCTTTTTGTATTTGGTATTGGATAAATGTTTTAATCTTTTCGTGTAAAACTAATCCATATTCACAACCATCAAAGTTCCTAAATTCATCAAACTTAATCGTCCAATTATCTAGTGATAGTTTAGTTTTATTTATGGCACTTTCGCCACAATTAGAATCTACTGGTTGGTCTTGTTTATCCATTAGAATATCTCTCATCTCTATAAATGCTTTTGTTGAAGATAATATCGGATTAGCAATTAAAAGTTTAACTATTTCTTCTCTTGTATATTTCCACTTTGATTTAGTATTAGGGATTAGTTGGAGGTCGTGTTGTGGGTATGTTTCATAACTAAAAACAGAAAAACATACTTGAACAAGTCCATCTTCATTAACTTTGCTAACACTTCCAATTTTGTTGAAATGAAAATATTTATTATTAATAATTTTTACTTTAGAACCTATCTTTAGTTTTGGTTGTTTCATTTTAATAACTCCGCTAAAAATTTAATCGTTTCTTCTGATTGGAGATTAAGGTCATCGTGTTTTAAGTCCCAATTTATACAGGCTTTAATACCTTTTTCTGTCCAAAATTTCATTTCAAAAACTCCACCTTTCAAAATCACCGATTGATTATAAAACTTGTTTTCCAAAGCCAACAACACATCACTTAGTCTTATTGGACGGCCAAGGATTTCGCAACAATTATATATTTCGCTAGTTTTTAGATGACCACAACCGCCAAAATTCAGAACTAAATAAACATTTGGGTCACTACATTTTGATAAAACTGTGATAACTGGGTATTTTTTAAGCCACCCTTTCATTCCCAGTAAAAGGACATCTGTTACCTCAATTTGACACCCAAACTTTAATTCCATTATTTCAGGATTAGCTTTAATACAGGATTGACGGATTATTTCTATTTCTTTATTTATAGTTTGGTTTTTATTAGACATAGTTATTTATAATTATTAAACACACCAACCACAACCTCCACTTATAAGTTCTTCTTCTAACTTTTCCTGAATCTTTATTATTTCATCATCAGTTAAAGTTTTTAATTCTTTTGGTAAGTTTTTTCTAACTTGCTCTAAACTAAGTAAATCAGTAACTCTATTATTACACCCATATTCTATTTCTTCTCCATCACCATTATCATAATTATCTACAAACCAATCTTGTTCAGCTTCAATTCCGTTAATAGTAAATTCTTTAGTTTCACAAGGCAAAGCATCATATATTTTTAGTATTAGTTTCATAGTTTATTTAATCTCCTTTGAATTAGTAAGTAATTCTGGGTTTTCGTAGATATTTCCGATAACTTCGCACTTTTTCTGTCTTAAACTTCTTACATTTCTATTTTCTACAAAAACTACTCCCTTAGTTGGATAAATCATAACTTTTCCTTTAACATATACTTCATCAAATTGGTTATCTTCTTCTAAATTTAAGTTATCACCAACATATTTCCAAACTAATTGTTCTACAATATCACCCTCGTAAATCTCTTTACCATTTTTATCTTTTAGACCTGTGTATTGTAAAAATACAGTCCCTTTTGTATGGTGAGTTTCTCCACAAGCTTCACAAGGGCAATATTCACAAACTCCATAATCCATAAACCCTGTGTATTTAACAAGCTTTTTATATTTATATATTGGTGGTATCCAAGCTCTAAATTTTATTTCTCTCATATATTTTGTTGTTTTGTTTTTTAATTAATAAATTATCTACAATCTACTAAACCATTATGGCAGACACTCCAAGCGTTCCAATTGCCTTGTTCTTTTCTTAAAGTGTAGGCAAATTTAATATTTTTAATATAATCCATTCTGTCTTCTCTACTAATCCTTTTAGAGTGGACATCATTTATTTGAAATACTCCAATATCTGCTGTTTTGTTAGTATTTAAGTTAATAGCGTCAGTTCTATAACCGGATTCATTTTTAGCAATATTCATAGCAATAGAAATATCATGGTCTGAAAATCCCATTTCTTCTCCGACATCACGAATACAAGTTTGGACATCATAACAGTATTTATAACCCCTAGAAGTGTACTTATCTTCTTTGGCTTGAACTTCTACCACTGGTTTAGTAATCGTTTGTGAAATAGGCCGTGAAACACTTGATTCTCTGTATTTTTGATAGAGTGGACAAGCTATAACTGCCATAATGATTAAACATAAGACAAAACCAGCTCGTCTTTGTCTAAATATTTCACGTCTATAAGTTCTCTTTTGAGAGTTACCTAATATGTTTTTGATTTCAAATTTATTTTTCATAAGTTTTAATAATTTTCATAAGGGATAGAGAGAAAGGCATTGTGTTGTCTGGGCAGAGACTGTATCCAGTCCAATGCCCTCTGTTCTATCCCTTATTGTTAACCACCTGCTTTGAGTTTTCTTTGCTACGATTTCTGCTTTCGTAGGTTCTACCTATTCTTTTTTGTATGTAAGTTGTTGGTATTCAACTGTATTAAGTATATTCCACTTGTTGGAAGAATACAATAGGCAAATTCAAATTACTTTTTTAGCTTTATAATCTTTTAACCATTGATCTAATCTTTCTTTTTGATAATCTTGAAAACCAATATGTCCAAGAAAATTAGATACTCTTTTACCTTTTAAATGACTTCTGTGTCCATCTATTCTTTGTAGTCCAATATTCTTTTTCATAATTTACTTTAGTAACTCTGCCATTTGGTCATCTGTTAAATCTGTTGTGTCTAAAGGAATACCGGCCTCAATTTTTTTAATCTGTGTCTTTAATTGCTCTGCTAATGTCTTATCGCATTTGAAACTCCACCATCTCTTGTCTAAATCACTTTTAGGATAATCTCCTTTCCATTTAAGTCTAAGAGATTGGAGTTGGTTTTCTAAGTCTTGTTTAGTATTCATCTAATTGTTGTTTTCTGTTTTTTCTTTTAAAGTCGTATTTCTGAGTTATCTCTTTATTCCACCAAGAGTGTAACATCCTTGACCATTCTCCTACTGAATGTAACTCATTGTTTCCTCTTTTACGACCTACTCTTCTATATGGTGACTTACGTTTATATTTCATTGTCTTATTATATCTCCATTATAAGTGTGTGTTTTCCCTTCTGTTCATAAATAGACTACATCCCATTTACCATTAACTTTCTTTAATGTGTATGTTGGAGTAATTTTCTTTTCTATAATTGATTTTTCTATAACTTTTATTTCTTTTATTTTATTATCATTTTTCATATGACTCCAAGATAAAGCAATATTTTTATATTTTTTATAGTATTGTCCTAATAAAATGTAAGTATATTTATCAAAAATTTTATCTCCATTAATTTTATGCCATTCATTATGACAATTTTTACACAAAACAACTAAATCACCTTTACTTTCTTTGAATAAAATACTTTTTCCATTTTTTGTCTTATATCTTATATGATGTATATTTAAGTTTTTTCTATTTCCACAAAAAAGACATTTTTTGAATTTTCTATATGTTCTAGTCTTAGTAGACATCCAATGGAACGTTTTTAAGTAGTCTTTATACATAATGTATTTATTATTAATATTCCGGTAATGGTGATATTTTCCCCCTTACCCCCAAACTTAAAAAATTTGAGCGAAAAGTGAAAAATTATCACCTACCGTATTCCGTATAAAGGTGATGGCTATTCATCGCTTAGCCACAAGCTATTCCCAGCCTGACTTATTACCACTATTTCTAGTGTGCCGATTTACACGGCTTTATACTGAATCACAGGCTCCTCTCAGTGTGATTCATTAGTTGGGGATAAATAAAAACCCCCCGATCGTACCGGAGGGTTGTTTAATTGCTTGTTAGCTATTAAGTATAACACATTAGGTACGATCTAATGAAAACTATAATCATATTACTCTTTTTTTAATCGACTGTCAAATCAAAAAAACACTCCCTCTTAATAGAAGAAGTGGATTAATTATCTTTTACTTACCCTCTTGTGTTATTCCACTTATTGGAATATAATAGACTTATTAACAGTTAAATAAAATAAATGGACACAACAGATTTTACTAATCAAATAGAAATTGAAAACGAACAAGAAGAACTTAATGAGTCTATTAGAGCAGATGAAGAAGACAATGGTTACGACCATGCCTCACTTACAGAACAAGACGATATTCAAGAAAATACAGATTCTTTAGAAGAAAAAATTGACCAATTAAATGAAATTGCTCAAACAACTGCTTTAATCAGTCAATGTGCCAGAGAGGCTTATAAACACCTCTATAACATGGGTCTTAATACTTCCCAAGTAAGAGAAAAACTTGAATTACTTGCTAGATTTTTAGGAGAGTTTGGAACTTCACGTCTCAGTATTGAACAATGGGGTCATATTAATATGTGGCTTAAAGAGTTAGAAAGTTTACAAGTAAAATTATGAAACTAGGCAAAGAAAAACTTGGCCTACTCTATATGTGTGTCTTAGATAAGATAGACTCTTATACAAAAGATCAAATAGTAAACGATGGAGTTAAATACGCCCAACTTAATATGTTGTTAAGTGATATTAAAAAACAAATAGAACTTATTAATTTATATAAAAACTAATGGATAAAACATTAAAAGATAAAGCAATAGATTTTAAAGGTAAAAAATACGTACTCGTATCTGATAGAGTAAATTATTTTAATACTGAATATCCAAACGGATCAATTCAAACACAACTTATAAGTGATCCAACATCTGATATGGTTGTGGTTAAAGCTATTGTGTGTCCGGATATTAAAGAACAAAGAATTTTTACCGGTTATTCACAAGCCAAATGGTCTGATACCAGTTCTTTTGTAAATAAGACAAGTGCTTTAGAAAATTGTGAAACTTCAGCAGTAGGACGAGCGTTAGCATTTATGGGTATTGGTGTAATAGACTCTATTGCTAGTGTAGATGAAGTTAATAAGACTACCTACACTTCACCAAGTCCTCTAAAACAAACAAATACTGACGGAGTAGTGAGAGAACCTATTAATACTCTTAAAGTACATTGTGAGACTTGTGGTACTGAGATGGTAGAGTTTCATGGAAAAAGAAAATCAGATGGAAAACCATTTGATGCTTGGAGATGTCCAAAAGACAGTAATCATAAATTAAGATTTATATAATTATTAAATCAGATAGGAGATAAATTATGATAGTAGAAAACCAAAAAATAGAATTTGAATTGACTATTAAAAAGTCAGAAAACAAAAATGATTATAATAATAGTCCATATTATGATAGACAAGAAAAAAAAGAGCCAGAGTGGAAAGTGGTAGAAACTCTTAATTTCAAAGGATTATCAGCAGTAGAAACATTGAGAAAATTAATAGATTATTTAAAAGGTTAGTTATGAAAAAAACTATAAAAAAATATGTTGATTGGTTAAACACTAACACTCTTACTCAAGAAGAATTAGCAGAGAAAAAAGGTAAGTCTAGCCGTCAAATTAGAAATGATATTAAAAGTAATAAAGTTACACCTTATAAGTTAAAGGCACAAGTATTATATGAATCTGAATAAATATCAAATGGCTGTCTTGTATCAATTAATCCTTGATGGAATGTCAAAAGTTGACCGTAAGACACCACCAAAGTATGTAGATACCCTTCAAGAGTTAGAAGTTATTTTTAGTAAATACTATGATAATTCCAAGAACTATTAGAACTTTCTTTTATAGATTATTAGGATTAGTCTTTGTTATTAGTGGTGCTTGTTTACTTAGTTTTATTTATTAAAAAAATATGACATTAAAAGACTTAGTTTACAAAATACTATTAGATAAACCAGAGACACGTGAGAGTTATAAAAAACTGATATGGAAAGTTTGGGACTATTTAGGATTTGTAACTTATACTACCGAAGATATGGGCGGGGAAATAAAGTATCATAATTTTATGGAGTCTCCAAGTCCGGAAAGTATCAGAAGACCGGCACAACAGATATTTAGAAGTGATAAACTAATGGGAGAAAACAAAGTCCAACCTACTAGAAGAACTAAAAAGATTAGACAGATACTGGCTAATGAAAATGGATTTTCTTATATTGTAGGTAAACAACCAGTTTATAATCCAGAGAAAGGAGTATATGAAATATAGTTTATATGGTGGTAGCGATGAATGGTTAAATGAAGAATCTAAGAAGAAATACGAAGACACTTATCGTAAAAATATTAAAATATGGTTAGATGGGTCTAAAAAAGGAGTTAGAATCTTAAAAGAATATGAGAAGAAAAGTAAATGAGTCTAAGGCTATATTTGACCAGATATATGGAGTCTATAAGAACGTAAAGCCTAAATGTAAAGGGAAGATTTTTAATAAAAAGAAACGTAAAAAGAACTCACTTAATAAGCTCCTAGACTCGTTATGGAGTAAAGCAGTTAAATTACTCGCCAAAGAGAGATGTGAATATTGTGGGTCAACTGAATACTTAAATTCTCATCATGTAATAGGCCGGAGAAACTTTGGTGTTAGATGGAACGTAAATAATGGGGTGTGTTTGTGTGCCAAACACCATCAGTTCAGTAGTAAGTTTTCAGCTCATCAAACCCCTACTCTATTCTCAGATTGGATTCAAAAAAAGAGAGGTAAGGAATGGTACAGTCAGTTAATTATGATGTCTACAATGATAAAACCAGATAAAGAAGAAACAAAATCAGAATTGGAAACTATTATCTATGGCAAACCAAAGAAACTACCTTGGGAAAAAAAATACTGAGCCAAAAAATTAATCTTGACCCAGTAAAGTTATCTATTTTAACATACTTTGAGTTCTATAAAATCTATCTGGTACTAGGTCTAATTCTTCATTAAAAGCCATATTAGCTAGGTAAACTCGTGTTGTAATATCATTATGGAAATAGTTGTCATCAAGGAAATGTAGTTGTTCGTGAGATTGAATAAAAAGTGGAGTAATATTCTGTCTGTTATTTATAGGAAAATCATCTGGTACTCTACCTTCTTTTTTATCTCGGCGTTCAATTATATGATGGAAATTTATTTTTTTGTCTTTGGAGCTTAAACCTAACTCTTTACGGAGTTCTTTTTTTACTTGTTTATAACTTCTCTCAGTTCCCACGTAGCAGATAACAAAGTGATAACCCAGCAAGAAGTAAAGCAAGACACTTAACTAATTCGTATATGTTTTT